CGACCCCGAAGAAGCCTGACACGTCGTTTCAGTCGTCGTCGCTTATGGGGATGGCGGGCGGATGACCCCGCAATATCGCGCCGACAAAGCCCGGCAGCTTCTTGACGATCCGATCCTGTCCGAGGCGTTCAAGGCAATCGAGGACAAGGCCCTCCGCGAAGCCATGGCCGTGCCGTTCTGGCATGGTCCTTTCGGCGACCGCAGGCGTCGTCGCGCATTGGAGCGCATGAAACTGATTAACGAGCTTCGCAACCAGCTTCAGACCGAAATCCTCGGAGGAAAGCAGGCTGCAAGGTCACAGTCCGGGGTGGCTTAAGCCCGGATAACCCACTGCCGATCCGGTGCGTCCGGTGCGGGGTCCAACACCCCATTCGGCAGCAATAGCGAGCCCCATCGTGGAGAACGATACCAACGTTGCCGGTGCGTCCGGTGGCGATAGCACGACCGCGCCATCCATCTTGGATACGTGGGACCATGACGACAAACCCGTCGCGCAAGCCCCGGAAGAGACTGCTGCGGCAGTTGAAGAGCCGGAGGTAGCCGACACCACGGCAGAAGAGGCTTCGGCCCCTGACGCCGCTCCTGAGGCCCCGGAAGAGCCCTCTGAAGAGACGCCCGCCGAACGACTGGAACGTCTGCGTGACGGAACGGAAGTCAGCGTTGCCGAACTGAAGAAAGCCTACGGACGGCAAAAGGAATTCGAGCGCGAGCAGGCGGAGTTTCAGGCCCGAAAGGCCGAATACGACGCCAATATCTCGCGCATACGCCAGCAGGAACAGTTTTTCGCGCAGCAAATGCCGATGGTCCTCCAGACCCTTCGGCAGCAAATCCCGCCACCGCCTGATGAATCGCTCCGGGAAGTTGACCCCATCACCTATGCAAACCAGCGGTTTGCCCATGAGGATGGCGTCAGGGCTTTCGAGCGAGCCCAGCACGCGCACGCGATCCAGCAGCAGCAGACCCAAGCCCAACGGCAGAAGGCAATCGAGGATTACCGCCGAACCGAGCTTAACAAGCTTGTCGAGACGGTCCCCGAGCTAAAGGACCCCAAGCGCCTGAAGGAAATGGACGCGGAAATCCGCGCCAACATCAAGGCATACGGATTCAGCGAGCAGGAATACGCCCAGGTGGACGACCATAGGAGCCTGCGGGTTCTGATGGACGCCATCAAGTGGCGGAAACTGCAAGCAGAGAAGCCGAAGGCAATCGAAAAGGCCAAGGAAGCTCCTCCCGTTGTACAGGCCCCCGCAAGGCGGCGGTCATCGGCGGAAGTTCAGGCCCAAGCAACGCGCGAACAACTCTCCCGTCTGGCGAAAACCGGCAAGGCGTCTGACGCCGAAGCCTTCCTTTCTCGCTTTGAATGAGGAGACGCCAACATGGCTGTCGCTGCAAATACCTACCTGACGTTTGATGCCCGCCGTAACCGCGAGGACTTCTCTGATGCGATCTACATGATCACGCCGGAAGAGGTTCCGGGCATGACCCTGCTTGGTCGTGAGAATGTGGAAAGCACGCATCCCGAGTGGAACACCGATACGCTTGCCACCCCGGACAATACAAACGCGTTCCCTCAGGGTGACGAGTTCACCTACGACCAGATCGCCCCGACGACCCGTCTGGGCAACTACACGCAGATCAGCCGCAAGAGCTACCTGATTTCGCGTACGCAGGAAAAGACCCTCAAGGCTGGGCCGAAGTCCGAGCTTGGCCGTGAGCGTCGGAAGAAGGGCGTTGAGCTTAAGAAGGACATGGAGGCTATTCTCCTGTCCAATCAGGCTTCCAACGCTGGCACGAGCGCCGTTGCGCCTCGCCTTGGCAGCCTGCCGTCGTGGCTTACGTCCAACGACAACCGTGGCGTCGGCGGCTCGGACGGTGGCTTCAACGCGGGCACGGGCCTGACGGTTGCCGCGACCAACGGCACCCAGCGCGCCTTCACGAAGGCCATTCTGGATGACATCATCCTGAAGGCTTATAACTCGGGCGGCAATCCGACGACGCTTCTTGTGTCGCCGTATGTCAAGACGGTGTTCTCCACCTTCATGGATGACGCTGACGTTGTGCCGCTCCGCAAGCAGGCGTCCAACGGCCAGCAGACGCTTTACGCTGCTGCCGATGCGTATCAGTCGAACTTCGGCATGATCGATATCGTCCCGAACCGCGTCATGGCAACGTCTGCGGCTCTTGCCCGCAATGCGTTCCTCCTTGACCCGGACTTCGCGGCGGTGGGCATCTTCGATGACATCCAGGAGAAGAAGCCTGCGATCACGGGCGATGCTGAAAAGCGCGTTCTGATCGTGGAATACACCTTCCTGATGAAGAACGAAGCCGCTCACGGTATCGCTGCCGACTTGTTCGGCCTGTCCTCTTCGTCGTGATCCATGGGGCGGGTGAAGAGCCCGCCCTTTCATCCCAACATTGAAAGGAAAGCCCCATGGCTACTGCTACTCTTTCTGACAAAATCCCGTTTATCGGGACGCAGGCGGCTCAGCCGACCTCTGGTTCTGTCATCATGGTTGCGAACGAGGTTGCTTATCCGTTCTACCAGATGACGTTCCGCCTTAACAGCGCTCGCATCCCGGTGACGGACGCTGCCGGTTCGGGTTCGTTCGGCGCTTTGAAGCTGTTCGACTTCAACGAAGGCGCTATCAGCCTTCTCGGCTCTCGCCAGGACTACACGGCGTTCGCTGAAGGCTCCGCCCTCACGGGCGGCGCTGGCGATGCGTCGTTCGTGATTGCGCTTGGCACGACTGCCGTTGCGGCTGCTGCGGACGGCGCGCTCTCGGGTACGTCCGTGAACATCGGCAGCACCGTTTCCGTCACGCTTTCGGGCGGTACGGGTACGGGTACGACTGTCAACGGCCCGTCCACCACGGCGATCAACGGCACGGCTACCGCTGCCGATATCGTCCTGAACTGGTCTGGTACGGCTGCGACCATCGATGCGAACAGCTTCATCGATGTCACCGGCACGCTCACCGTGACCGGCGTCCTGATGGGCGACGACTGATCGTCTCTGACATTGCTGTAACCGCTAGGGGCGGGGCTTTCGGGCCTCGCCCTTTCTCTTTTGAAAGGGACGACCCTTGATTACCAACCCGAAACAGAACCCGAACCCGATCACGTCGGCTCGCACTCTCCCGGTGAAGATTGTGCGGGGTTACTGGCCTCTTGATGGCGGCGCAAAGCTGCCTCCCGGCACTGAAACCGAACTGCCGATCGACGAAGCCAAGGGCATCATTGCCGATGGCATCGCGGTTCGCAACGACAAGCTTCCCGAGTGACCTATGGCGACGGCGGAAGAGGCGTTCGATCCGCGCAACCCGCCCTCCGGCTGGGTTATGGTGGACGATAACGACATGTTCACGCGGTACGAAGCCGACCTTGGCGACGGGCGCGTGATCGTTCGCACCGAACAGAAGAACACGCCCGACATGTTGCGCGATATCCATGAGGCGCACATGAACTGGCAGAACAAGCGCTGGGGCGACGGTGCCGTCGTCGGGCGCGTGCCGCTGAACCTCTATTACTCGTCCGGTCTGGCTGAAGCCAGCCGCCAGCGGGACAAGAAGTTCATCTCGAAATTTTGGAATGACAGCAATCATTCGCGCCTTCGCATCAAGGGCGGGACCGTCTGATGGCGCTCGATACCTACGCCAACCTTCAGACATCGATTGCTTCTTGGGCGTGGCGGACGGGCGACCCCGAGTTTACGGCGCAAATCCCGGACTTTATCACGCTTGCTGAAAGCCGCTTCAACCGCTCGCTTCGGCTGCGGGAAATGGAGGCTTTGGCTACGTTGACGCTTGTCAACAGCGCCGCGTCCCTGCCAAGCGATTATTTGGAGTTCCGCCGCGTTGTGGCGAGCACGTCGCCTGCCCAGCCTCTTGAGCTTGTGACGCCTGACTATGCCGCGACGGCTTATCCGACAAACTACAGCGGGTTTCCGCAGCACTTCACCATCGTCGGATCGACGCTCACGGTTTACCCGAGCACGAGCGCAACGGTTGCCTTGGCGTACTACCAGAAAATCCCGGCGCTCACGACGAACAACCAGACCAACTGGCTCCTGACGAAGGCCCCCGAGGTTTACCTGTACGGCGCGCTTGTGGAAGCGGCTCCGTACATGATGGATGACGCCCGCATGGCGACATGGGGCCAGATGCTCCAGAAAGCCATGGGCGACTTGCAGGCAAGCGACACGTCTGCCCGCTACAGCCGCGCCACGGTGCGCGTGTCTCAGGAAACGCCATGAGCGCGCGGTATAACCTGATTGCCCCCGGCAATGCCGGGCCTGACTTGCAGGCGATCATCACGGACCTAAACGCCATTCTGGCCCGCGTACAGGGCGACATGAAGCCGCCTCGGTTGGCGAAGGCCAATCTGCCTACGGACGATAGCATCAGGCTTGCCATCGTCACGGACGAAGCTGGCGGAACGACGCTGGCTTTCTGGAATGGCAGCGCATGGAAGCGCGTCCAAGACCTCGCAACGGTGAGTTGACATGCCATCATCCGCATCTACCCGCCTTCGCGTTGAAATTCAGGCACGCGGAGAAAATAGATCGAGTTGGGGCGACACCCGGCTTAACGAGGCACTGAAGCGCCTTGAGGAAGCCATCGCCGACACGACTTCGATCAGCCTCACGGGCCTGTCTGCCTATGACCTGACCTCGGGATCCCGCACGGCCAATTACGTGGCGGACGAAAGCCGGGCGGCGGTGTTGCAGTTTACCGGAACGCCCTCGGGAAACGTCTCGATCACGACGCCCAACACCGAAAAGCTGTATCTTGTCGATAACCAGACCGCATTCACCCTGACGTTCACGCGGACGGGCGGCGGCACGGGCGTGACCTGTCGTGCGGGCGTTGACACCTGGATTTATTGCGACGGCACCCGCTGGTGGTCGCAGGACACGACGCTCGACAAGGTAGCCACGGCGGTTGCGAACGTCGCGCTGGGCGGAAACAAGCTCACGGGCGTCGGCACGGCCACGAACGCCACGGACGCGGCTACGCTGTCGAACAAGGTGCACGAGTTCGCCGCTCCGACTGCCGCGCTGGCGATGAACAGCCAGAAGATCACGGGCCTTGCCGATGGCTCGCTGGCCTCACAGGACGCCGCTACGGTCAATCAGGTGACGACGCTCATCAACCAATCGGTTGTCGGCCTGCCCGTACAATCCGGCAACAGCGGCAAGTTCCTGACGACCAACGGCAGCACGCCATCGTGGAACAGCACTCCTTTGGCGGTGGTGAATGGCGGCACGGGCGGCGGTACGGCTGCCGCGGCGCGGTCTGGCATCCTGCCTGCCTATGCGTCAAATACACTGCGGTTCCTCCGCGTCAATGCCGGGGAAACGGACGTTGAATGGGCGGCGAATTCGTCCGGGTATGCGCAGATTGGGCAGACCACGATTTCGGTCGCGGCGGCAACGATCACGTTTACCGGCATTGCGCAGACATTCAGCGATTTGCTGATCATCGCCACTGGCCTGAGCCATGACGCAGGCGCGAACCGCATCGTTCGCGTCGCCCTGTCTGACGATGGAGGCACGACCTATTCGGCAACCCCGATGGAAATCTCGGCCTCCGTCGCGGCCACGGTGAACCTTTACGGAGCCGTGTTCATCCCCGGCTATAACCGTGGCGCTTCTGTCGTCCTTGGGATGCTGTCGGACCTATCGGCCAACCTGACGTTTGGCTCAGGATCGGCCCTTTTTGTGCAGGGCGCTCGCCACAACAGTGGCGTGAACGCGATCCGGCTTTCCCTGAACACAACCGGCAATTTCGATGCCGGAACCGTCACCCTCTACGCGCGGTAAACCCATGTTCAAATACGTGAATGGCGAGCCCGTCGAGATGACGGACGAGGAAATTGCTACGTTTCTTGCTGAGCAGGCGGCCCAGCAGAAGCCCCGCATCATCCTGGCCGGCTGGTTCAAGGCCGCGATTTCGCAGATGGGCAAGACCGCTGCCGTTGCCGCTGCCGTGGCCTCACAGCCGGAATGGAAGCAGATCCTTTGGAATGCCGCCACGCACATCCGCGAGGATGACGCCGACGTGATCGCCATTGCGGCGGCGCTCAACATCAACCTTTCCGCTGTCTTCGACAAGGCAGAGGAAATCCGCGCATCCATGCGAGGGGAGGGCTGACCGATGCTGTTCAAGCCGCAAGCCCCCGGCCAATCCTACGTCGTCAAGTCCGATCAGGAATTTGGCATGGACCGCCAGAACGCCATCGCGGCGGCTCTGCGGGCAATCAGTTCCGGCACGGCGGCGGACGGCGCGACGGAAAGCGCAGCCAATGCGCAGAAGTCATTCATAGATCAGGTTATGGAGCAATCCGGCCTGAACAAGGATCAGGTTTCCGCTTGGATCGGCATGAACGCTGGGACGAACGCCAATTGGGCGGGCTACGGCGTCAACGACCAGTGGTCGCAGTTCGGCAGCCAGCCGTTCAACAACCCCGAAAACTGGTACAACGAAGTTCCTCAGGCTCGTGACGGGGCCTATGCAAACCTCGCCGCGACAACGGCATGGTGGGATACCGCCGCTCAGGAGCGCAAGCGCCAGCAGGCCCTTGAACAACAGTCCTATCAGCAGATGCAAGGCGGCTCTCAGTTGGGCGGCATTATCAATGACGCCTACGCCCAGCCCTACGCCAACCAGATCACGGGCTTTTCCGACCCGTCCGCAACGTCCTTCACGGACGGCGGCAATAACCCCGGAATGCCGACAACCACAATGCCATGGGCGCAGCCTTGGGGAACGCCGGGCTTTGGCGGCCCCGGTTCCGGTCCTTCGGTCAACCAGTACAGCCCGACACCCGGTCAGCAGAAGCCAGGCGGCTTGGGCGGCCTTGGCGGTTGGGGCGGTCCCTTCGGCCAGAAGAACCCGTTTAGCCCGACCTGACGATGGCCGACAAGCTCACCAAGATCGAGATCGCTCCGCAGCTAGTCGCGGACGATACGCCGCTTGCCTCGGAAGGAGCGTGGACGAGCCTTCAGTGGGTCAGGCATCGTCGTGGCAGGCTCGAAGTCCAGCCCGGCTGGGAAAGGCTTCATCCGTCCGAGACGTTCACGGGCATCGTTCGGGGCGCGCATGCGTGGGCTGACCTGTCCGGTGGCCCCGTGCTCGCCTACGGCACGGAAAGCAAGCTTTACGCCTATACGGGCGGCTCAACCGATATCACGCCCTATCATTCAGAAGTGTTCCTTGACGGCCCGTTCACGACGGTCAACACGTCCACAACGGTCACGGTCACGAACAAGATCTGGGATTCGGACACCGCGACAAGCTCGACTGTCCCGCACAACCTTCAGGTGGGCGATATCGTCCTCTTCGAGCGGGCTGTTGCAGTCGGCGGTATAACCATTTCCGGTACGTACACCGTACAGACGATCCCGACCGATACGACTTACACGATCACGCACGGATCGGCGGCAAGCTCGGGCGCGACTGGCGGCGGGTATGTCTATACCAGGGTCACGCTCCGCGACGGCCTTGTGGACGGCACGGGCGGCCTTGGATACGGCTCGGGAACCTACGGCGACGGGGATTATTCGCTCCCCAACACGGTCGATTATCTGCCGCGCGTCTGGAGCCTCGACAACTTCGGCGAAAACCTTGTCGCCATCCCGCGCGATGGTGGCGTTTACGAGTATCAACCCGCGCTCGTCACGCCGAACCTGATTACGGCGTCGTCGTCGTGGGCGAACGGCACTGATTGGGGCAGCACCGGCACGACGGCACAGGCCCCCGCATCGACGGGCGTGGCGTCCAACACCTCGCTTGCCTTGGCGCTGAGCGCGGGCAAGGTCTACCGCATCAGCTTCACGCTGGCCCGCACATCCGGTTCAGGCGCGGTCACGGTCAAGATTGACAGCATCGCGGTTTCTCCGCCTCTCACGGTGGCCGGGACCTACTCGTTCGTGTTTCAGGCTCCGCCTACGCCATCACAGCTTGTGATTTCAAAGGATACGGCATGGGCGGGCTCACTGACGAGCCTGTCCCTGACTATCGCGGCCACGGCCTACCGCATAGACGAGGCCCCGGTTCGCAACAGCATGGGCTTTGTAGACCCAAACGGCATTGTCGTTGTTGGCGGTACAATTGACCTGACGGGCGCATTTGATCCTCTGGGCGGCAGAACGTCGGCCCTCCGCAATATGCGCTCATGGGTTCCCGATACGGCCAATGTGGCGTCGTACTTTCGGCTGGCTTTGGGCGGGCGCATTGTCGGCGGCCTTCCGACCCGCCAGCAGAACCTTATATGGACCGATACCGCTGTCTATTCGCAGCAATACACCGGCACGGCGGGCAACCCTTACAATTATCGCCTGCTCGGCACGGGCTGCGGACTGATCGGCCTGAACGCTGCCGGGGAGCACAACGGTATTGTCCTCTGGATGAGCAACGCCCGACAGTTCTACATCTTTCAGGGCGCTGTTCCCCAAGTGCTCGATTGCCCTGTTCGTGACGAGATTTTTGACAATCTCGACATGGCACAGGCCGAAAAGGTTTATTGCTACATCAATTCTTCACATTCGGAAGCTGTGTGGCTTTTGCCTGACAGCCGCACCGGGACGGAATGCTCCCGCGAAGTTCGGTACAACTGGATCGAAAACCACTGGTACGTCGGCACGATTGCTCGTTCGGCTGGGGTTTCGCCTGGCGTCTTTGAAACGCCGATCCTGTTCGGGACCGATAACGTCGCGTACATTCACGAGTATGGCGAGACGTTTGCAGGCGGAGCCTTGTCATGGTCCTCTGAAACGGCGGCCTTCGACATCGCGGACGGCGACAAGTTCGCGGCCATCACGGGCTATCAGCCTGACTTCAAAAGCCTGCAAGGCACGATAACGACCACGTTCTACGGTCGCAACGCCTCGCAGGACGCGTGGCGGGTGGTTGGCACCGGGACGATTACGAGTTCAACGCGCCGGATCGCTATCCGCGCCATGGCTCGGCAGATGAAGATCAAGTTCGAGGGAACCGGAACGCCGTGCACTGCGCGGTTCGGCGCGCAACTGTTTTGGGTACAGGAAACGGGAGCACGACGTTGACGCCTCAGGAAGCGTTTGACGACGCTTGGCCGTGGCTGGCGTCGGCCCTTTCTGCCTACGGGCCTACGCATGACAAGGTTCATGTCATCGAGGCGCTTGAAAGCGGCAAGGCGCAGTTCTGGTATCACCCGGAAGCGGCGGTCATCACCGAAATCAAGGTGTGGCCCACGGGCTTTCGTGAAGTCGTCGGATGGCTGGCGGGCGGTTCGCTTGCTGGCATCCTCACCCTCATTCCGCAAATCGAAACATGGGCGCGCAGCATCGGATGCGAGCGCGCAATCATCAATGGCCGGTATGGCTGGAAGCGGCGTCTGCCGCCCGGCTATGTCGTCCACGGCTCTACTTTTGCGAAGGACCTGGCACATGGGGCAGAGTAGTTCGACCAATTCGCAGGAAACCAGTCAGACCTCCTATCCGCAGTGGACGCAGGACGCTCAGGCGAACACGTTCCAGATGGGAACGGGGATGCTGAACAATTTTCTGCGGAACCCGCGTTATAGCGTGGCGGGCTTTACCCCGGATGCGCTGAAGGGGTTCGACCTTGCCCGCC